AATTACAAAAAGAAAAATGAGAAGTCTGATGATGAATCTGCCAAGCAGGTTAATAATATGCGAAAGGTAGTAGGGAGCATTTATGTTTAGTTTTATCCCACTACCTTATAAGATTTTAATAATTCTATTCCTTTTAGCTGGTGCTGTTTCAGTAGGCTACGTTAAAGGTTCAGAAAAATCAAAACAAGTCATTGCTGAATATCAAGCAAAGGCTAATGCAAAGATTGCTGGTCTTGAAAAGAAAAATAATGAAATAAGTAACACAGTAGTTACTGAATATGTTGATAAGGTTAGAACTGTAAAGGAAAAAGAATATGTTTATAGAGACCAAGCTCAAAATGTTGTTGTTGCTCAGTCTGACTTGTCTAATGGCTGGGTGTACCTCCACGACTCTAGTTCCAAAGGCTTACCTGCCGTCCCCGCCAGAAGTGCTGATGAAACCTCCTCAGGAATTAAAGACAATATTGCTCTCGGAACCATCGTCACCAACTACTCAGTCTGCATCCAAAACTCCAACCAACTTGCAGGACTCCAGCGCTGGATCAATGACACCAAAGCAGCAGTAGATAAAGCTAACGCAGAGCAAGAAGGAAAGTAATTATGGATGAGAAGCAGAAGTTAATTGCTTGGATTATGAAGGTGACTGTTGCTGTTCTAGCGAGTGTTACTCTTGCAGTCGTAGCAGTATTAATGTTTGGCATTTTCTTACCAAATGACCAGATTGATAATAAGGATATCCTTGCTCTAATCGGTCCGGCATTTAATACTGTCATTGGTGCTTTCGTTGGTCTACTTGGTGGTCTATCGCTTTCTAATAGAGACACACTTCCTCCGCCAGAACCAGAAGAAACTGAGTGATGTCAGTAGAGATAGAAACCAGACTGGCTGTATTAGAACGTGATATTACATCCATGTCTGGAATCTTCCCGCAACTAAACGCCACTATGACTAAGCTTACAGACATCTCCTCATCTATTAAAGAGATGCTTGCGGTTCATGATTCTAAAATTAATAAGCATGAACAAACTGATGATCAACTCTATGGGTTAATTGAGAAAAGACGAGTGCAGTCTGACATTCAACATCAAGATATCCAGTTAAAGATTGGTCAATCAGAGAAGGATATTAAGAGAGATATGAATGATTTTCAAAAAACTATGATGGCTGAAATGAAAGATATTCGGAGAGAACTCAAAGAATATCATGAATGTGCTAATAAAACCAGATCTCTATTAGACAAGGGTAAGCTTATCCTATATGCTATCGGTGTATTGATTTCATTCATCCTGTATAAAATAGGTGTTATCCCCTTTGTAAAGTTCTAAAATATAGCTTGACTTTTTCTGAAAATAGGTTATAATCAGTGATGTCTTGCTATTATTGGATGCATTATGAATACACAGTGGATAGATGTAAAGTATGCGAATATCTTATCAGGTCGTTTAGACCACTATAAGGTTAAGAAGTCTAATCCTTATCTTGCTAACATGCGCTGCCCATTTTGCGGCGACTCCCAGAAAAACAAATATAAAGCCAGAGGATATCTTTTCCAGCATAAGGGGAAGATGTCATTTAAGTGCCACAACTGCGGTGTTTCGCATTCTTTAGGTAACTTCATTAAACAGGTAGATATTGTACTCTATGAGCAATACTCAGTAGAGGCTTATGTCACTAAGAATTCTAATACATCTGTAAAAGAAGTCAAGCCTGATATTAGCATTATCGTTACACCTAAGTTCCTTAATGCCGGATCCCCCTTAAAAAAACTAAAGAAGATATCTCAGCTGGTCTTTGATCATCCTGCTAAGAAGTATATCCTTGATCGTAAGATAGAGAATAAACATCACAGTAAATTGTTTTATTGTTCTAAGTTCGCTGCTTGGACTAACAGTATCATTCCTGAGAAGATGGATACTACTAGGGATGAACCTCGTTTAATTATACCTTTCCTAAAGGAAGATGGTACGCTGTTTGGGTATCAGGGTAGATCCTTTGATCCTAATACAAATCTCCGGTATATAACTATTATGCTTGAGGATTTACCAAAGATCTTTGGTTTAGATACAATAAATAAGAATGCCCGATCTTATGTCTTTGAGGGACCACTCGACTCTCTATTCATCCCAAACTCTATAGCGATGGCAGGTGCTGATGTTGTTCTTGATAAAAGCTTTAGTGATGTTGTGTATATTTTGGATAATGAGCCACGTAATAAAGAGATAGTGAAAAGGCTTGACTCCTTTATCAATAAGGGGTATAATGTTGTTGTGTGGGATAATACATTTAAAGGTAAGGACATCAACGAGATGATTCTCAATGGTGCCGATGCTGAGCATATTAAGATCATTATCGATAAGCGAACATATAAGGGTCTTGAAGCCACAGTCGAACTAATGAACTGGAAGAAGTGTTAATGCGCAAATATAAATCAATCTGTATCTCTGACGTTCATTTAGGAACACAAGGATGTAAAGCAGAATGGTTATGTGATTTTTTAAAAACTAATACTTCTGACAATCTATTCCTTGTTGGCGATATTATCGATGGGTGGGCATTAAAGAGACACTTTCATTTTCCTCAAAGTCATATGAATGTCATTCGTCGTATATTGACTGCTGCTAAACGTGGCACGAATGTTATATATCTTCCCGGTAATCACGATGAGATACTAAGGCAGTTAATTCGTTTTGATTTATCTTTTGGTAATGTAGAAATAAAAAATCAATACATTTATAAAGCAGTAAATGGTAAGTCTTATATAATATGTCATGGTGATATGTTTGATACCGCTTTACAAGGTAATCTTAAATTTCTATATCATTTAGGTGATTATGTTTATGATATACTTCTTTCAATGAATACTGCTGTAACATTCTTTAGAAGGTTGGCAGGACTAGGTCATTGGAGTTTCAGTGCTTATGTTAAGGATAAAACAAAAGCAATTGTAAAGTTTATTTCAGACTACGAAAATCTTATCGCAGATTATTGCAAAAGAAAGTGTGTTGATGGTATTATATGTGGTCATATTCACCAAGCAGCCATAAAAGAGATTAATGGTATAACATATATGAATGATGGTGACTGGGTAGAGAGTTGTACTGCTCTAGTTGAACATCATGATGGTACTTGGGAAATAGTAAAATGTCGGATTGTCTAAGAATAGGTGTTGTTGGTTGCGGCGTATTCGGCGGCTATCATATTAAGAAATATAAAGAACTTGAAGCCTTGATCAGTGGTATCAAACTAACAACTGTATTCGATACTAATCGTACCACTAGAGGCAAATTCAGTTCCGTATATGATGTAGAATCTGTCAGCGAAATAAAAGATTTGATCGGTAAGGTGGATATGGTATCTATCTGTACTCCTGCTACTTGTCATTATAGAGATGCTAAGATGATGCTTGAGGCTGGTATTCATGTACTAGTTGAAAAGCCAATATCAATTAATCTTAGAGAAGCCGAAGAACTCATTCGAATAGCTAAAGATAAAAACTTGGTGTTCACTGTAGGACATCAAGAACGTTTTGTATTTGATACCATGGGTATACTTGCTATTACAGAAGTTCCTGTCGTAATGACGGCATGGCGCGAAGGTTCCTCTTCATCCAGAGGTACTGATGTTAGTGTAATTATGGATTTAATGATCCACGATTTGGATTTAGTTCACATGCTTATCCCCGGACAGGTAGCTACTGTTAGTGCTGTTGGTCATGGCACGAACGCAGTTGATTACTGTTCCGCTGCTTTAGATTTTTATAATGGTACTTTTGTAAATCTTAGAGCAAGTAGAATTTCTGATGAAGTTCGTCGTGGTATGAAAATAATTTATAGTTCTGGTAAGATTGAGATTGACTTTGTTAAGCGAACAGTTATAAATACCACGCCTTATGACATTAAAGAACTTAATGGCGGTGATCCTCTAGGAGAATCAGTTGCTAACTTTGTTATGTCAGTTAAGGGGTTACTACCATCGATGGTTACAGCAGAGCAAGCTAGACGCGCACTAAATACAGCACTTATGATTGAGGAGGAAGTTTACAATGCAAGAGGTTAATTTAATCGGTATTACAAAACCAAGTGCTTATACAGAGTGCACTACTCCGGGGCAGTTAGTAGCTTGGGCTGCGCGAGTATCTAATCCTTCTAATCAAAACAACACTCAAACAGCAAGCAAGCTTATTCAGTATCTAATCAAGAATGCGCATTGGTCTCCTCTTGAGATGGTGCATGTTGTTATGGAAATTAAAACTACTCGCGATATTGCTAGGCAGATACTTCGACACAGGTCATTCAGTTTCCAAGAATATTCTCAGCGTTATGCTGATCCCACTAAAGACCTGCACTTTGTCAAACGTGAAGCAAGACTTCAGGATTCTAAGAACAGACAAAACTCTCTTGAAACTGAAGATAATATGTTAAGAGAAAATTGGAACATGCTACAATATGCTCTTACTGATGAAGCAAGAAAAACATATAAATGGGCGATTGAACACGGCATCGCTAAGGAACAGGCAAGAGCAGTATTACCCGAAGGTCTGACACAGTCTGTTATGATTATGGCTGGTTCACTTCGTAGTTGGATTCATTACTGCCAATTACGCATGGATGAAGCTACTCAGAAGGAACATCGTGAAGTAGCTACATTGTGTTGGGATATTATTGGTGTACACTTCCCTGATATTATCGAAGCATTTAATGATATTAAAGCATTAGAACAAATTAAAGAAGGCATTTAAATGATCAATGTAACTAAGCGGGATGGTAAAAGAGAGCCTCTCGATATTGAAAAGTTTCATAAGGTCATTACATGGGCATGCGAGAGCATTTATGGTGTATCCGTATCTGAAGTAGCTATTAAATCACATATTCAATTTTATGATAAGATCAAGACCTCTGATATTCAGGAAACAGCTATCAAGGCTGCAGCTGAGTTAATCACTGAAGAAAATATCAATTATCAGTATGTTGCGGGTAGACTTGTTAGCTATCATCTTCGTAAAGAAGTTTATAATGATTACACTCCAACCCCTCTACTAGAACATATCAAGCATGTAGTTAAAGAGGGTTATTATGATTCTGAAGTTCTAAAGCTTTATAGTGAAAATGAGATTGATGAACTCGGTAGGTTCATTGAACATGATCGAGATAATTTAATGACTTATGCTGCTATGGAACAATTCCGTGGAAAGTATCTAGTTAAGAATCGTGTTACTGGTAAGTTCTATGAAACTCCTCAAATGGCATACATGTTAATTGCGATGACTCTTTTCGCTAAATATAAAGAGGATAGATTAAAATGGGTGAAGGATTATTATGATGGAATCAGTTTATTTGATATTAGCTTGCCTACTCCTATTATGGCTGGAGTACGCACGCCACAACGGCAATTTAGTTCCTGTGTACTTGTTGAAACAGATGACTCGCTGGACTCTATCAATGCAACAGCGTCTGCTATCGTTAAGTATGTTTCGCAAAAAGCTGGTATCGGAATCGGCGGAGGTGCTATACGTGCTATTAACTCCCCTATTCGTAATGGTGATGCTTCTCATACTGGTGTTATTCCTTTCTATAAGCTTTTTCAGTCTGCTGTTAAGTCTTGTTCCCAAGGTGGTGTACGGGGTGGGGCTGCGACTCTATACTATCCTATCTGGCATCTTGAAGCCGAAGATCTCTTAGTTCTAAAAAATAATAAAGGTACTGAAGATAATCGTGTTCGTCATATGGATTACGGAGTCCAATTTAATAAGGTGATGTATGAAAGACTTATTGCAGGAGGTGTTATCACCCTCTTCTCCCCGCATGATGTCCCTGATCTATATCAAGCTTTCTTTACAGATGTCGATAAATTCAGAGAGCTATACGAAAAGGCAGAACGTAATACTAAACTACGCAAGAAACAAATTCCTGCTATCGAATTATTCTCAGCCTTCGTTCAAGAAAGGAAAGATACTGGACGTATCTATCTAATGAATGTTGATCATGCTAATGATCATGGTTCCTTTATTAATGCTCCTATTCATCAGTCAAACCTTTGCTGCGAAATTACACTACCAACTAAGCCGCTAAAAGACATTAATGATGAAGAAGGAGAAATCGCTCTTTGTACATTATCTGCTATCAACTGGGGTAAGATTAAAACTCCTGCTGACTTCGAAAGACCATGCACTCTTGCTGTTCGTGCTCTTGATGCTTTGCTTGACTATCAATCTTATCCTGTTAAGGCAGCAGTAACTTCTACTAAGAAGTATCGTCCATTAGGTGTTGGTATTATCAATCTTGCTTATTGGATGGCAGTGAATGATATGACTTATACTAATCCAAACCTTGTTATGATAGATGAGTTTGCTCAGGCTTGGTCATATTATCTAATCAAGGCATCAGCTGATCTCGCTAAGGAACAAGGTCAACTTGGCGCACCCGACAATGTAAAATATTCTAAAGGTATTCTTCCCATCGACACTTATAAAAGAGATGTTGATGATCTAGTTAAGCCTCGCGAATATATGCCTTGGGAAGAACTGCGCGAGCAGCTTAAGGCAACTGGCATTCGCAATGCTACTCTAATGGCTCTAATGCCAGCAGAAACGTCTGCTCTTATTAGTAACTCTACTAATGGTATTGAACCGCCACGTGCATTACTAAGCACTAAGCAATCTAAGGATGGTGTTCTAAAGCAGGTTGTTCCTAATCTTAAGAAGCTTAAGAACAAGTATGAATTGCTTTGGGATATCAAATCACCTGAAGGTTATTTAAAGATTTGCGCTGTGTTACAGAAGTATATTGATCAAGCTATCTCGGTAAATACAACATATAATCCTAAATTTTATCCTGACGAAAAGATTCCTCTAAGCGAGATTATGAAGCACATCTTGATGCATTATAAATATGGCGGTAAGACTTTATACTATTTCAATACAAACGATCAATCGGGTGAAATTGAAGTTAAAGAATTGCCACAAGAAAAATCATCAGAAGAAACCTGTGATAGCTGTGTCTTATAACAATCCAAAGGGAACTGTGCAATGTCAATTCTTCGCACTCATTTTGGCGAATGGATACCGATTCACGAAGTAACTACAGACATCACAAAAGAAAAGCTTGATTCTTTAAAAGAAACAGGTATAATAAATGTGTGTGCTTATGTGCACGTTGGCGATAAAGATGTTGTAAATAGACTAAAAGATTTAGGGTTTGTTAAATCAGATTACATTTCTGGTAAGTTCGGTAATAGGCAAGATGCATATTATATGCAATGGAAAGCGAATTAATGTCTGTGTTTAATAACGAAAAGATTGATGAGACTAAACAGCCATTGTTTTTTGGCAAACAAGTAAACATAGCTAGATACGATAGGCAGAAGTATCCTATCTTTGAGAAGCTTACTGAGAAACAGAATGGATTCTTCTGGCAACCAACAGAGATTGATTGCACTAGAGACGCTAAAGATTTCAAGTCTCTTAATGCTCATGAACAACATATCTTCACTAGCAACCTAAAGCGTCAGATCCTCCTTGACAGCGTTCAGGGACGTGCTCCAGTGACTGCATTCCTTCCTATAGTATCACTCCCCGAACTTGAGACGTTTATCATCACATGGTCTTATTTTGAGACCATCCACTCTCGTTCATATACTCATATCATGCGTAATGTGTATGCAGACCCCTCTAAGGTGTTTGATGATATGCTTGATATTAAAGAGATCGTTGACTGCGCTAAAGATATCAGCAAGTATTATGATGATTTAATAAAGACTCATAAGATTCTTGGCACAAAGAATTATGATAATTATGAGAATAAGAAAGCACTGTGGTTGTGTCTTAATGCTGTAAACGCACTAGAGGGTATTCGCTTCTATGTTTCTTTCGCGTGCTCATGGGCATTCGCTGAAGTTAAGAAGATGGAAGGCAATGCTAAGATCATTAAGTTTATCGCACGCGATGAAAACGTCCACTTAGCTGCTACTCAGAACATTATTAAGTTCCTTCCTAAAGATGATAAAGACTTTGAACAGATTAAGAAAGAGTGTGAGAAAGAAGTTAATAAATTATTCATTGATGTTATCAATCAAGAGAAGGCTTGGGCAAAATATTTGTTTAAAGATGGTTCGATGATTGGTCTTAATGAACAGCTACTGTCTGAATATGTAGATTGGATTGCCCATAAGCGTATGGTAGCTATCGGCGTCAATCCAAACACTAAGTCAACTTCTCACCCATTACCTTGGACTCAGAAGTGGATTGCTGGTTCTGATGTTCAGGTCGCGCCACAGGAAGTAGAGCTATCTAGTTATGTTGTTGGTGGAGTTAATAAAGACGTTGATGAGAATACATTTAAGGGATTTTCATTATGAGTTATAAAGATAAAGTATTTACAAGATACGAAATTATTGATAATGAAAGTGACTGGATGTGGCCGAGGGAGGATGATGGCGCATGGGATGGTCCAACGAAAGATTGGGAACAATCTCATAAAGAAAAATACATGAAGTATCTAAGAGCAAAAAACGTTGTTGTTACGGCTGGCGCAAATTGTGGATTACACACTAGGTTTTTCTCAAAACTATTTCATGTAGTTTATGCCTTCGAACCTGCTCCTCTGAATTTTCATTGCATGGTCAACAACTCACAATTTAACAATGTTATCAAAATGCAATGTGCCTTGGGTAAAGAACATAAACCTATAAGAATGGAATATGTTGATAGATTGAATGTTGGAATGCATAAGGTTGTTGATGTTCCAGAAGAAAATATCATACCTATTATTCCAATGATCACTTTAGATTGCCTTAATATTCCAGCATGCGATTTAATACAGTTAGATGTTGAACGTTATGAATATAATGTTTTAGTTGGCGCTAAGAATACAATAGAAAAATACAAGCCTGTTATTTCTGTTGAGGTGCATACTAGTGGCGAAAGCGACGAAGAAGTATTACAATTTCTTAAAGATATAAATTATGTTCAGGTAGATAAATCTAATGCTGATGCAATCTTTGTACCTAATCTATGAAAAGCAAATTCATTAAATACTTTATGAGTGTTGCTGAGCTTACTGCTCAGTTATCTCACGCAACTCGACTTAAAGTTGGATGCGTTATTGTCAAGGATAATCGTATTCTTTCTATTGGCTACAATGGTATGCCAGCTGGTTGGGATAATTGCTGTGAAGATGAAGAGGATAAAACTAAAGATGATGTTATTCACGCTGAAAGCAATGCATTAACTAAGCTCGCTTCTTCTACTGAATCTTCAGAGGGTGCTGTATTATTCATCACCCATTCTCCTTGTATTCATTGCGCCAAGCTGATCTATCAAGCTAAGATAAAAAAGATTATATATAGATATACCTACCGTCATGAAGAAGGTATGGAATTTTTAAACAAAACTGATGTTGAAGTAGTAAACTACGACGATTTAATGGAGATATAAATGAACGATGAATGGTGTACATGCGCGCATTGTGACAATGAATACAAAGTAATTTTTGCCTCACAGGATAAACCTCGTTGGTGCCCATTCTGCGGTAGCGAAACAGAATCAGTGGAAGAAGATTACGATCTTGAACAAGACGAGGAGTGAGTCTAGAGAATGTTTGGTTATGGGAAGGGAACCCCTTTAATACTAGTGATATAAATACATTCTTTGGGTTCGTATATATAATTACAAATACTCTTACTGGAAAAAAATATATAGGTAGAAAGTATTTTTATTCTACTAATAGAGTAAAACAGAAGCATAAAAAGGTACGAAAAATCATCCGCAAAGAATCGGATTGGTATAAATACTATGGTAGTTCTAAGACTCTTTTGGCCGATATAAAGGAATTCGGGAAAGAGAACTTTAAACGAGAAATATTGTCTCTCCACGAAGGTAGAGGCGATGTTAATTACTATGAATTGAGAGAACAGATTCTACGAAGTGTTCTAGAGCATGATGATTATTATAACGATAACATCATGACACGATTCTATAGGAAGAAAAATAAGACAATGTCTGTATTTGCAAGGGTTGCTCCATAATAGGCACGCGATGACCAACGGTAAGTCATCATTCCATTAATTAACACGGAGACTTCTAATGAAGAAACTATTCCTAACAACCGCACTACTAGCACTAATCGCTTCCCCCGCTGTTGCCGCCACGGTAACTGCCGAGCTTCGCGCTGGTGCTGATGGTGGAAAATCGCCGCTAGAATATAAGCTTGACTATCAGGCTCCATTCTTTCAGGTGTTCCCAAATCTAAACTATGGTGTAGAACTAACAACAAAGCAGCAGCCAAATAATGGTACTGTTGCTTCTAAGGCAGTTGCTCGTGTTGGTGTTGATCTACCCACTGTGCTTGGTTTCAATGTTGGTGGTAATGTTCAATTAGGTCGTAATCTAGAAGCTGCAACATCTTCAGTTGTTGCTAATAAGGCTGTCATTAAGGGCGGCGACTATAATCTTTATGGCGCAGAAGTGAATGTAAGTCGTGCTCTAGTTGCTGGCATTACTGGCGATGTCGGGTATCGTTTTCGCAATGGTATTGAAAGCAAGGGTCTTGACAATCAGGAAACTCGTCTAAACGCCGGTCTATCGTATGAAATTCTTCCTTCATACAAGATTGGTGTAGAGTATTATCGCTACTCGCGCGCGATCAATCCAGCCACTGGAACAAAGTTGTTCTCACAGGTTGCACTTAAGCTTGGTCACTCGTTCTAATAACGAGTGCTTTGTAAGAAAGAAAGTGGCTCCTTTAACCGGGAGCCATTTTTTTATGCTAGCAGCTCTGTAAATGGACTTTTTGTTTCCATTGAATCTTTGCCCCAGCTGTCAGTGCCAATACCCATAGCCTTTAGCAATGTTAATCCAACTCTAGATACAGTACTGTTATCTCCAGCTATATGGTATCCGCCTTTCATTCTTCCACTGGCGCCACCAGCAACTAGAAGTGGTAATCCATCAACTGCATGAATCTTAGCAAAACTCTGATCTGTAAATGCATAAACTAAACTATTATCTAATACAGTTCCGCTGCCTTCTTTTATGCCATCAAGTTCTGCAAGCATCATAGCAAAAAGTTCCATACTATGTAAATTATACTGGGCAACTCTAGGTTGATAGCCTAGGATCGGATCGATTGGCTCTTCATGCGTGGACTGATGATAGCCCAGGGAATCGCCGGGAATGAAGATCTGCGAACCTGGCTCGGAAATACTAAGATTGAATACTCGTGTTTGATCTGTTGCTAAAGCAATTGCTCCTAAACGAGACATCAGAGGAACAATTTTACGAATATTAGGAAGAGCATTATTTACAGCCATATCTTCTGGTATTGGTGGAAGTTCGACCTTTGCGGTGAGTTCTGGACGCTGTAGCTGGGTAGCCATCTGTGTTTCGATTTCTCTTACCGATGTGAAATACTGATCCATGCGTTGTTTGTCAGTAGCACCCAAATACATCATCGCACGTTTGCGGTCCTCTGCAACCACCGACAGTACGCTCTGCTGTACCATGATAGAGGGATCAGGCTTCCAGTTGGGAGAAGAGGGATCTTGGAATCCTGGACCGAACAGTCGTGCATACAAAGAAAGCGGTGTGGTTTCTGGAGGAAGTGTGTTGAGTCCGCCGAGGCTGGAATAACTTTCTTTAGAATTACCAGAAGCCGCTGCCGCAACAGATTTATATCGAGCACCTCGACTAATTACATCGGCAATTTGTTGGTCAATTGTTTTTGAATCAAATTGTCCCTGCTTTGATGGGGATATTCCAGTTGCAGCTGCAGCAACTCCAGACCAATGCTGATAGTTTGGATTATCATCGAAAGGAATACGAAGACCGCTGAAAACGTTCAATTTGTGTTTGTAAGCTTCAAGTGGCTTCAGTTGAGAAGTTGTTTCGTAATCTCTACCAGCAGTTTTAGGAACCCATAGAGATTTTGTCAATCCACAACCGAAAAAGAAGGTATTGAATCTTGTAGGTATTTTCTGGCCAGTAGCAGCTAATGCTTGCCCGGTATTATCCAGAAAACAATCAAGGAATGGTACCATCATTGTTGCAGCGGATCCGCGAAACATACCGCGAAGAAGAAATCTACGATCTAGTTTCATTGTTGTGATCTTTCTTATTTTCAAACATCCAATATATTATATATAATACTTCATATGTGGCGAGGAAGAGGTGGGATTCGAACCCACGGAGGACTTTCACCCTCACTAGTTTTCAAGACTAGATCCTTAAACCGCTCGGACACTCTTCCATAATTTACTTGATTTTTGTTTCTTTAAATAACACATGTTTACGAACGACCGGATCATATTTCATTAAAGTGAGCTTTTCTGTCATTGTTCTGGAATTCTTAAATGTAGGATAAGAATACCCAGTTCCAGCTTCACTTACTAATTTTATTTTAATTTTAGTTGGCTTTGCCATAGTATTTTTAGAGCTTTCTTATTATAAGTATAGAAGAATGGGAGGCGAACATGAAAAATACTCGCTTCGGCTTTTTTATATTTATAGCTGCATTATTAGCATGTTCTGACTTGTCATATGCCGGGGAACTTATATATCAATTCAAAAACCCATCCTTCAGCGGGGTGGGTGCATCTTCGCATTGGTTAACGATACAGAACCAAGAGTATACTCGGAGAGCGACTATTGAAGCTGCCATTGCGGCGAACCTGAAAGCCCAGTCTCTTGCCGAGAATAATTCTATTTTGAACAGATTTATGAATAATTTGCAGTCGAGAATATATTCTCAGATTGCACAGCAATTGACTCAGAACTTGTTTTCTAGTCCATCTGCTACTGGGACGTTTTCACTTGAAGGTAACACTATTCAATACACGAACACTGGAGATTCTATTGTATTGAATATTACAGATGATACAGGTGGTGTTACTAATATTACAATACCGGTTGGCGGGTTTAATTTCTAATGAAGATATTATTAACTATATTGATTTCTTTTATTTTGTGTGGGTGTGTTAGCAACGGAGGCTACGACTATGCCAAAGATGCACCTAAACTATACAAAACAGAATTTACTGAATTGAAATCTTTGAAACCACCAGAAAGAAAGGCTGTTGTTGCAGTTTATGATTTTCCTGATCTAACAGGTCAGAGAAAAGATAAAGATACTATGGCAAGTTTTTCTAGTGCGGTAACTCAGGGTGGTGTGACACTTCTTATTGATGCAGTTAAAAATGCTGGCAATGGTGAGTGGTTTACAGTTGTTGAACGAAATAGAATTGATGATCTTGCTAAAGAAAGGCAGATCGTAAAATCTACTCGCGATGAGTATCAAGGTAAAGACTCTAACAAACTGAAGCCAATGTTATTTGCTGGTTTAATATTACAGGGTGGTATTATAGGTTATGATTCAAATATAATCACCGGAGGTGTCGGTGCTAGATATCTTGGTATTGGTGGTGATATTTCGTATAGAAAAGATGAAGTGTCTGTGGCATTAAGAGCGACCTCTACTGATACGGGTGAAGTAGTTTTAAATGTACAGGTATCTAAAACAATATTATCATATGGCACATCACTTACATTATTCACTTTCGTTGATGCAGGAACTAAAGCAGTTGAAGCAGAAACGGGTATAACTGAGAACGAAGCAAATACAAGGGCAGTAAAAGTAGCTACAGAGGCTGCTGTCGTGGAACTAATTAAACAAGGGATAGAAAAGAAACTTTGGAGTTACAAAAATGAAAAGTAAAATCAAGGCAGCAATCTTGATTATGAGTTTGATGACACCATCATTGGTTTTTGGCCAAGCTGCCACTAACTCAATTTATATTGATCAGGTTGGTGATGGAAGCAATATTACAGTATCACAGCAGGGCGGCACGAATAGTGTTGGCTCAGAAGGTACTCCCGTAAACATACAAGGTAATAATCAAAACATTACTCTAACACAAGACGGTGCTAGCAACAGCATCGATGGTGTTGTTAATAATGCTGATAACGTTGATCTAGCTATCACTAATACTGGTGATAACAACGCAGTTACACTTAACATGGGTGATACAGCAAGCATCGCTGGTTCTGCCACAACACTTGATGTTACTGGTAGCACTAACACGGTAAGTTTAACACAGGGCAGCACCTCTTCCTCTAGTGGTGCCACTCAAACAATTGCTATTACTGGTGACTTGAATACATACGCTTCTACAATTAACTCTAATGATGTAACCAATACTGTAACAGCCACTGGCGATTCAAATGCTATCACTATGTTGCAAAATGGATTTGCCGGCAAAAATGTAAACATGGCATTAACAGGCAATAGCAATGACGTTACAATTAATCAGCGGAGCACTACTAATGCGGATACTCTCGGGATTACTTCTTCTGCCAGCAACAGTACTATTATTATCAACCAATGTAACACTATCGGCGGTTGTATCCCCCAATAGTATTGGTTCTGTTTCTGCGTTTACTGGAACAAGCGCGGTTGTTAGGAAAGATCAAAAACTTTCTACGCAATCGCGTTTGCCCATCCAGCAAATGGATAATGTACAGACTGGTAATGGTAGAGTAGAAATTACGTTTGTTGATAACTCAAACGTAAAGGTCACAGAACATTCTAAATTGGTTATCGATGATTTCGTGTTTAGTGGTAATCCTAATACTTCTAAGATGGCATTAAACTTTGCTTCTGGAACTATTCGGTTTACCACTGGCCAACTTGGTAAGATTAATAAACAAAACATCGTTCTCAATACTCCATCAGCTACTATCGCTGTTCGCGGTACAGATTTTACGACTACAGTAGATGACTTTGGTAAAAGTCTTGTTATTCTATTACCAGAAGAAGATGGTACTGTAGGAGAGATTACAGTAAGCAATGCTGGCGGGAGCGTGACTCTCACTAAAGCATTTCAGGCTACTATGGTAAGAACCTTTGACAATGCTCCATCTAAACCCGCTATTTTAAATTTAACTTTAGATCAAATTGATAATATGTTAATCATATCTCCGGCAAATGAAATTGCTGATCTAGGGGAAACTACTAATTCTAAAGCAAACATCCTAGATTTATCTGAACTTGATATAGATTATCTAAAGAATACTGAGTTAGAAAAAGATGACTTGCAGCTATCCTCTTTAGATGTTGATCCTCTTAATGCTAATTTCCTTGAGGATTACCTAGCGACATCTATGGGCGGCAGCTCTACTAAAGATGGTGTTACTGTAAATGGTACAGGATTTGGGTATGATCCAACAACACAGATATATACAATTATAGCAGGTGATAAAGTCCAGTTTACTCGGTCTGTTGGAACTACTGTAGTAGTTAATGTAGAAAAGGATAAAGGTAAGGTCTTAAATATCAATGCTGGTGGTAAAGAGTACTCGGTACAGGTCAATGAAGGTGGTACAAATATAAATTTAAAACAGTCTAATTAACTTGACTTTTTCGATAAAGTGTAGTATAATGAACTGTTGCAGTAAGAGAGATATGTATGAAAAAGATTCTTAAGAAGATATTCCTGTCGCCATGGTTGGCACTTCTAACCTTTGCTCTACTAGTATTCATTAAGGTATCTAATCCCTATCTTGTAGATATGGGTCGTCTTAAGTTTTACGATTATCTTATGCTCGGCAAACCTATTGCCGCTAATGAAATCGTGCTAGCAAACATCGATGAAAAAGCAATTCAGAAGTATGGGCAATTTCCATTCCCTCGTACCGTGTATGCTGACATCATCAAAGATTTAAAAGATAGACACGCCACTCTTCTTGGTAATACAGTTTTATTCCTAGAGCCTGATAGAATGGGTGGTGACTCAGCACTTCAAAATGCGATGACGAGCTATCCTGTTATTCTATCACAAACAGTAGGCAACTGTGCTCGTAATAATACAAATACAAAACGTACAGGTGTTGCTGTTATTGGTGATGGCAAGGCTACTGAATATCTACCAGAGTATCCCTGTGTATTAGATAATATATATGATATACAGACACTGGCAATTGGTACTGGTATCACATCAACACTACCTGAAACTGATGGTGTTGTGCGCAGAGTACCAATGCTTGCTATGTCTAAGGGTGAATACTATCCATCATTCTCATTAGAAATTCTAAGAGCATTCGCAGGACAGGAATCTTATCAGGCTAAAATTAATCAGACTGGTGTTGAAGCTGTTCGCATTCCATCATTCCCAGTCATTAAGACTGATGAATATTCTAGAGTGTTCGTAAATTGGAACTATCGGTTCTCCGAGTTTTCAATTGCCGATATGCCCACAGACCTAACAGGCAAGATAGTCCTGCTAGGAGTAACAGCGGCAGGTGTGACGAACCCTGTTGCAACACCTGTTGGTGCACAATTTCCCCATGCTGTGCAAGCCAATCTTCTTCATACGCTTCTACAGGGGGATTCCGTAGCGATTCCACAATGGACGCAAGCTGCGGATTATGCTGCTTTAATTCTTCTAACACTGGCTATCATCCTATTATCAAGTTTACGATTCTCAATTATTTATATAATAGTTTTGATCGCAGGTTATTTGTATCTACCCAGGTATCTCTTTGAACACAATAAGATCTTATTTGATGTAAGCTTCAACATATTTGCAATATTGCTTATCTATCTACACATCTATACTGTTAAGTTTATCTCTGAGCTAATGCAAAAACTACAGATCAAGAAGCAGTTCGGCACATATCTATCACCTGCTCTTGTTGAGAAACTACAGAAGAACCCAGAGCTATTAAAGCTTGGTGGCGAAACACGCGAGCTATCTATTATGTTTACTGACGTTAGAGGCTTTACTGCTATCAGTGAACACTATGGTAAAGATGTTCAGGGTCTTACGCAGATTATGAACAAGTATATGACTGTGATGACTGATAAGATTTTAAAGAACGCTGGTACACTAGACAAGTATATTGGTGATGCGCAAATGGCATTTTGGAACGCACCATTAGATGATAAGGAACATAGACGAAATGCGCTTAAAACATCACTTCAAATGCTTGAAGACTTGGATCAGTTTAATTACGATATCGCTGCTATGGGAGTACCTGCTTTCGGCATGGGTCTTGGTATCAATACTGGTGGGGTGGTTGTTGGGAATATGGGCAGTACTCAAAGGTTTGATTACACTTGTTTGGGGGACTCCGTAAATCTAGCCTCTCGGTTAGAAGGTCAGTCTAAAGAATATGGTGTAAGAATTGTTCTTGGTCATAACACCGTACAGGGTATTGATGATGAGTTCTTTATTCTAGAACTTGACACCATTGCTGTTAAGGGCAAGAAAGAAGGTGTTAGGATTTATACCTGCCTTGGATATAATTCTAAACTATCTGAATATAAAAAGGCTCAAGCAAAACACACTCAGTTCTTATCTGATTATAGAGCTAAGAGATTTGATAGCTGTGCAAGAAGTATCGAAACCTTGCGCTCTTCCTTCACGGGTAACATGGCAGACTATTATGCAATGATGCTAAAGCGTTGCGAGTATTTCATTAAGAATCCTCCCGGTAAAGATTGGGATGGAGTTTATAGGGCACAATCTAAGTAGGATATTAACGTATATCCCAAAGAGTCGGTTCTATAGTCTTAATACCAGATAGATTAGATGGGAGAGTTGGCATAAAATTAATGCCGCTCTCCTTTTCTACAGTAGCAACTGTCACTTTATACTTGGGAAGATCAGCAACGGGTAGAGCCTTGTTTGGGAAGATAAAGCCCACTGCTCTATTGTTTTTCTTATCAATAATAACTTTAAAGACTCTTGTTGGCACACCGACCTTGTTTGGACCAATAGTAGTATAGCCAGCATCATAGATGGTGCCAGAAACAACATAGATAGAATTGTTGTCAGCTGCTATTGTTCTTACATAAGTTTCTACCTGTTTCCAAATACCACGATTGTTATTAGCAATCTGAGGGATCATATTCGATAGAAAGAATGATTCTGACATAATAACATCTGACTGAGTGTTATTACCAGCAGGAACTAAATGTCCACGATCATAGATATTACCAGCAGTAGCATAATCAGCTAACTGAGACTGATTTGGTTTTGCGATATCTGGATCAGGGCGGAAGTCATCCTTGCGCTTTGACGCACCAGTGATAGCAGCCTTAGTGGGATGCTCTACAACATATTCAGCTGTCTTAGTATCAAAACGATAATGAATAGCATAGTTCTTTTTGCAGATATGTTGGCCAACGGCAACATGTTCAACTGGTGCACCGAAAGCTACAAACTGTGGGCACTTGGTGTTAATATCATTAGCATAAGCAATCGAAAAGAATGCAAGAAGGATTAATGATGCGAATAGAATAATTGATGAGGATAGAATAATCTTCATTTTTTAATTTCCTCTGATT